CACAAACACGGGACACGGATGTATGACAAGTCAAAGTCTCTGCTGAACGGGACCCCCGCCCAAAAAGCAAAACTTATAGAACACCTAAAAGCGGGCGGGTGGAAAACAGAATACGACATTCAGAACGCACTTAGCATTATTGAGCACGAGTCGGGCGGTATTCCAGACAGAGAAAACTTTGAAAATAGAGACGTGTCATACGGCTTGTTCCAAATTAATATGAAGAACGATTGGGGAGGTTCAGCTGACGAAGACATGGGAAAGCGTCGCCTTGCTGATTATCGTAAATACGGTGTCAACAACTATTGGGATTTGTACGACCCAGTTAAAAACGCAAGAGTAGCTTGGGCAATTTCTAGTGAAGGCAGAAAATTTCACCCTGCGTGGTCAACTGCTAAAAAAGCTGGTCTTGACGGTCCTTGGGGCAATCCTCGCGGTAAAAACAAAGGAGCTCTTGGGTGGGTAGAAGGCAAGTTTAACCAAGGTAAAGACGCTGCTGGAGACGCTGTAGATTGGGTAGCCGGTAAAGCTACAGGTATTTTTAATAAAGTTAAAGACACCGCAGACGTCGCTAACGCACTAAAAGATTTTTTATCTGAGTTAACCAGAGAGTTTCCTAGACAGCTTCAACTTGCTGGAGTACGTGAAGCTGGTGGCCCTGTGTCTGCTTCTGGAGGCTCTGGGGGTAGCGGCTATAATATTAACTATGGAGGGGTAACCATTCAAGTTACTGGCTCGGGCAATTGGGATGAGAAGAAGCTTGCTCAAGAGCTTAAGAAAACGCTTGATTACGACAACTTGATTAGAAAGGCAGCCCATCACTAATGTCCGATAAACCTGCTAACGGAACTACCTACAGTCTGCTGCCAGACATTGTTGCTATATCTAGAGCCTCTCGTACGGGCGCAACTACAATTTCAGCTCCTCCCGGTATTAACCCATTGCTTAACAACTCAACTGTAACTGGAGTTGTTAAGCCTATACCTGCTGCAATAGACCCCGCTCTTGGTGCAGGCAACGCTATTGTTGTAAATGGGCAAACTTTATTTCAAAGTAACTACTACAACAGCAAGCCTGTTCCTGGAACCGCAGCAGGCAACATTGTCTTTTCACCAACATTAGCTGATGCTGTAAGCGCAACAGCCGCAACAACAGCAGCAGCAGCAGCATCTTCTACCTTAAGCTCGTACATCGACTTGGCTGCCAAAGTAGCAGCTGCAAATAAAGACATCATGGTTCAACCAGCAGATTACAAAGATTATATGTTTAATCTTTCTCCGCACTCTTGGAGTTTGCCAATTGAAGCTAGTCTTGTAGACCAAAGAACATTTTCAAGAAGAAGCACAAGCAAAGGCGCTACAAAATCTAGAGTTGTAGGTGTTAACAAAAACCCATCTGCTGGAGCAAAAAGCAAGCTGCGTAGAGGAAGAATTATGTGGCACGCAAGTGCTCAAGACGAGCAATACACACTTGGCACATTTGGCGAAACTGTTGCTATTGCTGCAGGAAGGGCTCGTCAAATAGGTTTTCAATTCTTGTGGAACCCAGATAGTTTTGGTACGTCAGTAAGCCTAAACCCGGATGTAACTCCGTCTATGCAAGACCGATTTGTTGGTGTAGCTGGTGCATTTCCTGGTACTGGAAGCATTACAATTAATATTAGACTTGATAGAACTAACGATTTTGCTTGTTTTGCTCATAGAGGGCGGTTAGAAAAAGACCCTAATACTGGCGTTGACAGAGAAAAACAATGGAATGTTAACTTTGGCCAGTTCTATAGAGAACAAAAGCTTGGAGTTGTTACCGACGCCCTATTAGAAAAACAAATTTCTGAACTTTATGAGATGGGAACTCTTGCAGATGTTGAGTTCTTGTACCAAACAATTAACGGGCCAAACGCAAATTACATGAAGGGTGGTTGGAAAAACTCTTTAGGCCGTGTTACATCAGATATTGGATTTTTGGCAGCTAGCCTTGTTAAAATTGAAATTGGACCTTTAGACTACGTTGGGTATATAAACGGGCTTAGTGTTAACCACCTTGCCTTTACTCAAGATATGAAACCTATTCGTACAGACGTATCTATTCAAGCTAACTTGTTGGCTTCTGTAGGACTAGCGGAGGCGGCAAAATAATGGCTATTTACAAAACTTCTCGTTATAACAACTCAGATATTGACTACATATCAACAGCCGAAGGGGGCGACACAACCCCTATTGTTTTTTATGAGTTTTCAGAGCTTGGTCGGTTAACCTGGGTTGATTACACCTGGAAAAGCGGAGACCGTTTAGACCTTGTTGCTTTTCGATTCTATAGCAATCCCCATGGTTGGTGGTTAATCTCAGAGGCTAACCCTGAGATTGAAGATGTGTTAAACATTCCTGCGGGAGCAGTGTTAAGGATACCAAGACGTGCTTAAATTTCTAAGCGTAAACTTTAACGGAATTGATGGGGCTCCTTACAGGCTTAGCCACTTTCGATATACACAAGCTAAGTATCAACATGAGCTTGCTTATTTAACGTTTAACGAGTGGGATACCTCTATTGATTTTATTAAGCCTGGAATTCCAGTTGATTTTGAAATTAAAGACCCTAAAGGGTTAAAAAAGTTTTACGGGTATGTTCACCACGTAGAGCCTCATAAAACTCCTGGGTCCGATAACGTTACGGTTGTTGTAATTGGGGCTTCATACGTGCTTAAACAATCTCGTCAAGAGGTTTACAAAAATATAACAGCATCAGACTTAGCAGTATCTATTGCTAAAAAACATAACTTTTCTTACGGAGTTACCCCGCACCCCCGTGTTTACCCTCAAATTTCTCAGTCGGGACAAAGTGACTGGCAGTTGTTAGTAAAGATAGCTAGGCAGTGTGGGTACTCTTTAAGGGTTGAAAATACTGAATTATACTTTAAGCCGCTTGATGAAGATTTTTTAAGGTACAAATCTGAAGCTCCTCGATTTTATATGAACGACGCAAACAATCCAAAAGGAAGCACAATCTACTCTTTTAATCCTATTATTGGGGAGACTTTAGGGTTTGATGACGCCGGAGGTAGCAAATCTGCTACAGCAGTTTCTGGAATTACTTTGTCTGAATCTGAAAGCAACTTTGCTGTAACTCGTCAAAAAATAGACGTACCTATGAGAACAGCAAGAAGTGAAGAGTTCTTTGACCGGTATGACACTTCAACTGTTGTAACTGACTACGCCTCTGCCATCTATGAAGCAGAAGCAGCCGACCTTTTGACTAGATACCCATATAGAGCTTCTGTAGAAGTTCTTGGAAATACAGCTTTGCGCCCAAACATGCCTGTGTATTTAGAGGGGGTAGGTGCTGATTATTCTGGGTATTGGACAGTTTTAGAAACTGAACACGTAATTGATAAACGTGTTTACACTACAAAATTGATTGTTGGAATTGATTCTTTAGGCAGCGCTAATATATGGAAAGACGGTAAGTCTTTAGCTACCCCTCCAAACGCTGACCTAAGGACAATAAACCCCGGAACGTACCAAACAAATGTAGAGCCAAAAACTGCTTTAAAAGTTGCTAGACAAGGTCAGATGTTAAAATATGGGTATTCTATTTCTTCTACAAAAAATAAACCTGGTACGAACACCATTGAAAAAAGTATTGTGTCATGGTCTAGCGTAGGTAAAAAAGATTTAAATAGCGCACCGGTAAAAGATTCAAAAAGCGCTATTGTTTACGAAAAGTTTAGGGGGCTAGGTGTCCTTTAACGACTACGATAAACGTTTTTACGGCATATACCCAGGCAAGTGCGTAGAAAACGTTGACCCTGAAGATAAATACAGGGTTAAACTACAAGTTCCACAGATATACGGAACTGCTATCTCTAACTGGGCTTTCCCGTGCACACCTGCGGCAAATGACCGTAGTGTCTTTATACCGGGACTTAACAGCACAGTTTGGGTAATGTTTATAGGTGGAGACCCTAATTTTCCAGTATGGATAGGAGTAATGTAATGGCAGAAAAAGCAATTTCCTACCCGTTTAAGTTTAACGAAATTGGGGGCGTTGAATACACCTCTAGCCAAGAACAAATATGGAAAGACCGAATAGGCATCCTATGCCTTACTAGAATTGAAGAGCGCGTAATGCTCCCTAATTTTGGTACTAGAGTCCCCGACTCTGTGTTTGAAAGCGAAAACGACGCCATTGAAATGTGCAGAACCTCAATAATTGAAGCTTTTGCTAAATGGATGCCGGACCTAGTGTTTGTAGATGTTAGAGGTACCCTAGACGTAGATACGAGCGAATTATCGCTAGAAATTTACTATACTGACCCTAGCGGACAACCTAATTCCGTAAATGTCCGTACAGCAGTACTTACACGTTTTGGCGAGATTATTAGTGAGGTAGTAAGTGGCTAATTTAAACTACGTACCACAGGTTGACTACACGTCTAGAGATTATCTATCTATCCGAGACGACCTTCTGGCTCTTATCCCAACTTTTGCTCCTCAATGGACTAACCGAGACGCCGCAGACTTTGGAATTGTTTTACTACAGATGTTTGCGT